TAATCTTGATTTTCTCTTTTAGTTAAAACTCTTTCTCCTTCATGCAATCTCGCAACGTAATTGTCAAATGGTACATAAGCTAATCCATCAGCATTTCCACTATTGGCTGATGAAACTGATGGAGTCAATTTCAATTGTTCTGACAGTCTTTTTGCTGTTGATTGAAGAAATCCACGTCCAGACCAAGTACCGTTTGCTAATCTTTCTATTGCACTTTTACCCATGCCTTCAAAGTCATTTTGACTAAAACTATCTATACTTTCCCTACCTAATTCTTTAAAGGCTGCTTCAAGTGCTTCGTCACTTACTACTTTTCCTGTTGCATCTTGAATTTTTCTGACAGTAGTTGGAGGTAGTTCGCTTAAAACATTTGCATATATATCAGATGATTGTGTTGCTAGTTGACTCCACGCCGTAATTTGTGCTGGTGTCATACTCTCTGTTGTACTTGTCATTGCGACTAAGTTTTGGGTTAGTATTTCAAGTTGTTTTTCCTGCGATTTTTTCTGTATTTCACATTCTTGTTTCGTTGCTTCATCTTTGTTTTTTATGCTATCTTCCAAATACCTTTTTGTAACATTTAAATCATATAGTTGATTTTCTATTTTCTGTTGAATCTCCCCTGCTATATCGTCTGTAGCATTAGAATAATATGTTGTCCTTCTTGCTATCAAATTATTTATTTCATCATTTGTTCCGGAAGTCATTATTACATAATCACTTTCATATTGCCTAATATATTCTAGTTGTTTCTCATATAGCTGTCTTTTTAACTCAAGTGCTTTTCTTGTATTATCTAGATCTTTTTTTGCATTATCGACATCTATTGCATAACTGGCTGAAATTGTGCCACTTGCAGCAGTTGTTCCTAAAGCTGTTATATAGGACATTATATTTCCATTACCTAGTCCTGAAAGTGTACTTCCAATCTTATCAAGATTTTCACTTGCTTTATTGTTGTTTTGTCTTTCTTCTGCTTGTCTTAATGCTTCCTCTTTTTTTGCCAACTCATCCTCTAAATCAATTAATTCTGAGTAAATATCCGCTTTATTCGCTATAGCATCATCATATTTCCCTTGCTCGGATTCCATTAAAGCACTTAACTTCTTTTTTAAAATCACTTCTTCAATGGATTCTTTTAATTCATTATACTTATCAACTAAGTCACCGGTTCTTGAATACTCTGTCCCCAAAGCAGCATTTAATTGACCTAGAATAAAATCAACTCTTTTTTCATACCCATCTTTCACTCTACCATTTTCATCAACTAATTTATCCAATTCACTTGTTAATTTTTCTATATTGTTCATTTCAGCAAATACAGCATTTTTGGAATTATCATATGACTTAGCCAATTCATCTTGTGCTTCAATCTCTTTTTTTACATCCTCTAATACTTCCTTTGATGCTCTACTACTTTCATATTTTTTATATATTAGTGCTGCAGAAGCCGCTGTTAAACCTGTAATAGCTATAGTAGCCGCTCCTGCTGGCGAAGCAACTTTGCTTATTATACTTGTTAACGACTTTACACCATCACTACCTTCATTAGTCCCATTTTTTAAATTTCCTAATGCTTGTGAAAGACTTCCAACTCCCTTTATTCCATTTCCTATAGCAGATGTAATTCCACCTACAGCTTTAGTAGCTGGACCAAGTGCAACTACTAATGCTCCCATTCTAATTATATTTTGCTTTGTTTTTTCGTCTAATTCGCTAAATCTTTTTATTGCATCGCTTATATTATTTAGCAATGGTTTTGCATCTTTTAAAATCTGTCGTAATGATGGAGCTAACTCATCTCCAAATTCTACAGCCAATTTAGTAGCTTCATTTTTTAGCATTTTTATTTGTGAACCTGTGGTCTTGTATCGTGTAGTAGCTTCTTTACTTAATGCAGTATTATCTTTCCAACTTTTGTTAGCTAGTTTTATTGCATCTGTCATTACACCTGATGAATTTGCTAGACTCAAAATAGTATTAGATAAACGAACTTCTGTTAGTCCCATATCATCTAAAATAGCTACAGCAGATTTTCCATTTTTTTCTGTGTCATTCAACCCTGAAATAAAACTAGATAATGCACTAACTGCATCTTCTTCAAATGCCTTTTTAAAATCTTTTGATGACATTCCCGCTACTTTTGCAAAATCTTCTAACTCATCTGAACCTGTCTCTACTGCAACTTGTATTTTCTTTAGCAATTTGCTCATTGCAGAGCCACCCGCTTCTGCCTCTATGCCAACACTAGACATAGCTGTTGCCAATGCCATTATCTGTGCTTCACTTAATCCAGTCAATTCTCCAGTCGCAGCTAAACGTGTTGCCATTGATACAATATCAGCTTCAGTTGTCGCAAAATTATTTCCTAAAGCTACTATAGTTGAACCTAATCTATCATAGTCCTTTGCACTCATTTTAGTTACATTGGCAAATTTTGCTAAACTACTGGCAGCCTCAGTTGAACTTAGATTTGTTGATTCGCCGAGATCAATCATAACTCTGGTAAATGATAGTATGTCATCAGTCTTAATCCCTAATTGTCCTGCTGACTCTGCTACAGATGCAATTTCTGATGCAGATGTTGGCAATTCTGCTGACATATCTAATATACCTTTTCTAATAGATTGTAATTGCTCTTCTGTACCCTCTACAGTCTTTGTAACTCCTGCAAATGCACTTTCATAGTCAATAGATGCTTTTAGTGCTGTTACAGCAATTCCAGCTGTCCCAGCACTAATTACAGATAGCTTATTTCCTATTGAGTTTATTTTATCTCCTAATTTAGTAATATGATCCCCAGTTTCTTGCCATTTTTTTCCTGTTGTTATCAGTCTCTCACTTTGTATTTTTAGTTCTTTATTAGTTTCATCTATTGCGTTCTTTATCTTTTGCTGTTTTGCTTCCGCTTCTGCAACTTTATCTTTCCACTTTCTGGCTTCTTCTGAGTTTTCTCCCAACATTTCTACAGCTTTTTCATATGCTTGATTACTTAACTCAACAATTTGCGTTTGTTTCTCATATTCATCTTGAAGAGTCTTTACTCTTGTAGCAAGCAAGTTTATATCATCTTTGCTTCCCCTAAGCTGTTCTTGATTTAATTTCAGTTCTTTTGTAAGAGAACGTATAGATTGCTCGCCTTCTTTTATTTCAGATTTTAACCCTGTTATGTCTGCTTCAAACTTAATTTGCTGTTTATTCTTTTTTGACATCTTTACGCCTCCTTCGGATTATTAATATAGTTTCTATATGCATGAATATCGTCTACTACTTCGTCCAAGAAGGAAATATCGCTGTTCCAAAATGTATCAGCGTCAATTCCATTCATAACAACAAAAAAAACATACATATCGGCTAATGTTTCGATATATATGTCTGGTTGTTTATATTTACTTCTTTCCTTCTTCCCTGTTGCTTTTTTAAATCCTTCTTGGAATCTTAGTTTTTTCTTCGTTTTAGTAATTCAACACCTACGGAATTTATCTTTATTATGTCAATATCATTAATCAACTCTAAGAAATCTTCATACCCTATATTTTCATCTGTTGCTCCAATATACCCTGTATAGATAACTTTGCAATAATCTGATATACGCGGTTCTTTTCCTTCATCTTGTGCCTCTCTAATCATTCTCAATACGTCAAAATCCTTATCTATTTCCTCAACTTTTCTTACTGCCTTTGGCGTTATTTTCAAAGCAATCTCCTTACCATTTATTTTCATAGTTTTTCTCCTTTCAAAAAGGCATTAGATTAAATATTTTTATAAATACCTAATCTAATGCCTTTTTACAAACTAATAAATATCTTAATCCTTGCAATAATTTTGTGTTGTTATTGCAAGGATTATTTTTATTACATATCAATTAACCATTATTTTGCTCTGCAGCTTTTACTAAGTCAGGTGTGAAGTTTGTTAACCATTTTGTTTTAACTTCATCATCTTCTAATTCATCTTCAAAAGCTTCATAGTAAAACATTTCATTACTATCTGCTAATGCTGTAAATTCAAAATCATCCATTTCAATTTCCGTTGTATCATTATTTACCTTAAGGGATAAGCCCTTTACATCTTCTAAATTTGGAAATGCTATGTATTTTACTTTTCCTTCCATATCAAAAACTTTTGCAGCGAAAACAAAAGGTTTTGAAAAAGACTCACTTCCGTAACCATAAACACCAGTTTTTAATCCTTTATTTGAAAGTCCCATTATTTTTCTTGATATTGGAGCTTTTGCATAGCCTGTTAATGCAACAGTCATATCAACAACAGTTTTTGCTTTCTTTACAGTTTTTCCCTCACACTTTTTTACAGTCTCATTTATATTAGCTGTTGCATCCATAGTACCAGCACATCCAAATGCAACTGCACTTTCGTCTGGAAATTGAATTGAACATTCTTTTATTTTATAATTTTCAAATTCTACAACTTCTTTCATAATTGTAATTCCTCCTCTATTTTATTACTTAGATGATTTAATAAACCATCTGCAACTTCATCAGTTTTAGTTTCTAATGCTCTACCAAAAAAAGCTTGTTCACCTTTTCTTTTTTGATGTTTTCCTCTTCCTTCGTCTGGAAATATTAGATATCCAAAATCTTTTGAACTTGGTTTTAAATTTGTTTGAACTTTAATCCCTAAATTGTATGGAATTTTATTCAAGCTTTCAACATCTTTTGCGTGCACTTTCGGTGCTTTTTCTACTTTTGATTTATCTTTGTTTGAACGTGGCATAAATTTATAAATTTGTTTTTCAAAAATATTTCCACCTTCATTCCATAAATAATTATTAGCTTCATATTCTGATTTTTTAGGCAATGCATTCCATCTTTCTTGGAACTTCTTTATTTGTGAGAAATCAATTGTTAATTCGTTATATGCCATTTTTATCCCCTCTTTCAGGTCGCTCAAACGTATATGTATTTATATCTATCCCATCGTTTGTATG